GTGACGAACAAGTTTCCGAGAGTCACGAGTCCCTTCGCAACAGGTTCTAATGCGTTGATCACTCGTAGCCCGAAGTCGCCTGCGGTAGCCGCAGCAGCGATCAGGGCATCTCGGAGTCCGCCGCCGCTAGCCAACTTGTCGGAGAACGCCTGAATGACGGGAACAACCTTCGCCTGAATGAACGCCACGACCCGTTCTAGGAACGGGAGAAGTGCGTAACCGATTCCTTCGACCGCTTCACCGAGCGAGACTTGAAGGATACGGAGACGACCGCTGAAAGTATCGGCGGCATCGGCAGCCGCACCACCGAACTGTTCATTCAGAGTCTTTACTACTTCGGAAAGATTCTTCGACTTTACGACGCTCTGTTCGAGCGGCACTCCGAGTTTCGTGAGCGCACCGACATTACCCGTGAACGCTTTACCGAGAGCGAGAGAAACGCTCTCCAAGTCTTTACCCGTCGCTGCCGAGATGTCGAGAGCAAGATTCAGTTGGCTCTGAGCGAAAGAAACATCTCCCGTAGCACGAACTAGGTTCGCCATAGCCGGGCGGAGTTCATCGTCGGTCACGCCCGTCAGCATCATTTGTTTCGAGATGTGTTGTTCGACGGCGGAGATTTGTTCGTCGGTCGCTCCCGTAGTTCTACGCAACTGATCGGCAAGTTTCTTCTGACTCTCTTCGTCGGCAGCCGCAGCCTGAGCCGCTCCGAACGCTGCGGCGGCGACCGCTCCGAACGCAGCAGCACCAGCAAGAGCCACCGTCTTGAAAGACGGCAACATATCCGTAACCTTCTTGCCGAGTGTTTGCGCGCCATCGCCCGTCGCTTTCAGAGCGGCGAGCGCACCCGTCGCTTTACCGAGAATGATTAGAGATAGTTTGCGCTCTGCCATATCAGGTAGATACTATGCGGCGGATTCGCCGCTGTCTGGAAACGCATCACCGATCATCTTGTCGATGAACTCTTGATACGACTTACTGATATCCGCCTGCGTCATCGTCACCGCACGATACAAGAACTGATCCGAACCTTTCTGCCACGGTGTCGATGGCTGACCTTTCGCACGAAACTGATTCCAGCCACGAATAACTACGAGCGCACCGTTAGCACGGCGTTTCAGTTCGACACGCTGACCACCTTCGAACGCCGTCACCGTCTTACCTGAACGGGTAACGAACTGACGCTCGACATTCGTAGCGACTTTCAGAATGCTCTCACCCTCACGAACGATCGTCGCCCGTCTCCGACCACGAGCGTTACTTCTCGACTTGATGAGTCGTCGCTGGTCGGTGTACGAACCGAAGTTCGCTCCGCCTGCGTAGGGGACTTTCGCACTTCCCATCGTCACTTTGACTTGCTGGGTGCTGCTCGAAGTTTCTAGCGTCCCGGCCGCACGGCGTTCCTGTTTCGTATTAGCCAAAGCCTTAGCGGTACGAATGACGATCTTCGCCACCCGTTCGTTCGCTTCCTTTATAAGTGCGTCCGCCGCACCCTTATCACGAGCCTTACGGATATCAGCGAGAAACTCGTTCAGACCGAGAACGACAACAGCACCATAGTTATCTTGCTGACCGATGATCTCGGGAATAGCCGCCACGACCTACCGCCTACGAGCGAGCCGCTCGTTGCGTTTCTTTATATAGGCGATCATCGTCATCATCATCGTTTCACCTTCCGCTATAAGAAGGGACGGTGCGATGCCCGTCTCTACCGCAAGAGCGGCGACGAGCCAAGTAGCGGAATCGTCCCCTAGTTTGGGGTATCACCGCCGCCGCTCGACTCTCCGAGTTCGACGGTTTCGACAGTTTCGAGCCACTCAGGATCGAACTTCTTATCGGTGTTCTTCGCACGAGTTTCCGCAGACCAAGCAAGCCAAGCGAGATCGGTAAGTCGGAAGTCGTGTTCGAAACGAGAAACGCTGCGAGACCAAGTGCGTTCGAACTGAACGAAGTCTGCGAAGACGGCTGTGACATCTCGCTTGTCTCCGTTCGTGTAGGTAACGGTGAGCGGTAGTTTCATTTGTCGTTTCCCTTCTCGGTAGATATTCGGTTAGGCGGTTGCCTTTGCGAGTGTGCCACCTTGGAACGAGAGCGATGTCGTAGCAAGTTCTCCAACTTGACCATTCACGGGTGTATGCGTAGCGAGATAAGTATTCGACACCGTGTATGACGGATTCGTTGCCGAGACTGCGCTGCTCGTCGGCTTGATCACGATCGTCGTCGAAGTGCCTACCAACGGGAACACGGTTGCTTCCACATTCGAAGCAGCGAAGTCCTGTTGGAGTTCGATATCGACGGTCACATTCTGCAAGCCAGCGACGAACTTGCGGCCGGAATCTCCGAACGCAGTTGATTCCACTGCTTCCTTCTCGTAGTTGATAGTGACCTGATTCGTGCGTGACGACAGATCGACTGAGTTCACGGTAATGCTTGCGTCGGTGAGAACGATCTGTGCCATAGGTTCTAGTCCTGTTCTTTCTTGTCTTGCTTCCTGCTGATGCTAACAGGTTCGAGATGACCTGCGCTCACGAGTGCTTCGACATTCAGACCTGCGAGATCGTCGCCGCTAACGCTTTCTCCCGGCTTACCGAGATTCGTCTTATCGCTCGTGATCTTGTAGGTCGTCATCGTTCCTGCCTATGCGTGAACTAGCACTGAGAATGATACTTGTAAGAAGTCCGCTTCCGCAACACTCAAAGACGAAATACTCATTCCGCTATCCATTACAAGTGTTTGTGCTACGCCACCTAGCGTCTTGTCACCTTCGATCGCCGCCCGAAGACTCGTCGCTCCGCTATATGAGAGATAGCCATCGAGATTCGAATGTGCTACTCGATCGAGATATCTGCCGACGATTACGAAGATAGCGAATCGCATTCGAACATTGCCGCCGCCCATCGCTCCGTGAAACTCGACGGAATCGAGAACGGGAAACGCTACGGGTGGATTCAGTTGTTCAGGCTGATAAGAGAAGGTTCGCAGACCAGTAACGGTTGCGAGCCGGGCTTTGAGTCCGTCAGCAACTTGCGAAACGGTCGCTGGCATTAGGCAACGCCTAAGAGTTTGTACGGCTGTAATAGGTCACGCACATCGGGATCGACGGCACGAACCGTGATCGCCATATCTGCGAACGCCATAACTCCGAGAGCGGCGTTGTACCGTGCGAACTGTCGAATCGACAGAAGAACGCAGGCTTCACGCACATCGTCGGGAACGGCGTTCCAACCCCATTCAGCCGTGACCTGAACGCCCGGCTCCGAAGGAATATAGAACATCGGGAATGTGTAGCCGCCTATCATCGTCAGCGTTCTAATCGGTCGCTGTTGAACTAGATAGTCGGTTGGCTCGACGATGTAATCCGTGTTGAGGGTAAGCGTCGTCTCGAAAGTCCCGTCGCCGTCATCGTCGAGTTTCAGAACGAGTCCCGTAGTCGAAGAGATGTCGGTCGTCATAAGACGATAAGCATTGTTAGCGAATAGCGGAACGGCGGTCGCCGCAGTCTTGTAGAAGAACCTGCCGCAGTAGCCGTCGATTCGTCGTGACGCACCTTCGATCGAGTTCTCAATGAGAGTGTCGTCGATATTGTCGGAGAGTCGTAGCGCAGCCTTCACTTCGTTCAGGGTGCAGTAGCCGTTAGTTATAGCCATTGCTTACCCTTTCGTGCGTCGGAGCGGTCGCTTTCTCGTCGCCGTTTCTTTCTTCGGTTCGAGCGTTGCTGTTTCTTCCGTCTGATATCCGAGCCGGGCGAGTAGTTCATCTACCTGCTTGACTCGCTCAGTAAGACCACGACGCTCGTATCCAAGCCGTTCGGTAAGAAGAGCCTGAATAGTGCTTCGCTGGTCAGACATAAGAATCCTAAGTTCTTCTCGGTGATCTTTCACGGTTCGCCCGTTACTCGATCACCGAGAGAAGATCGTCAGAAAGTAGGTGCAACCAAGCCTGTGCCGTTGATCTGTGCCCACGCATTCGGGTAGCGATTTGCGGTGCAGGCTGAGTAGCCGTACACGATCATCGTTACATCGAGTTCGGCAGCCTTCGGCTGTTCGAATCGGAGCATCATCGGTTCGCCGCTGCCCTGCTCCCACAAGTGGAGTTCCTGCAAGTTACCGACATAGATCGTGTCTTGATCGGTGCCTGCACCCTTGTTCGTTGCGACATTGGCATCAGTGATAACGGGCAGACCCATAATCGAGTAGCCGCTGTTGCCGTACTGCGGTGCGCCTGCGCCCGTAGCGACTGGATTCAGAGCGACGGGAGAAGGAACTGCCAGCGGACGGTTCGTGCTATCGACTGCCGCCAAGATGAAAGCGAGACGGCGTGGGTGCATCACGATGGCGTTCGGACCAGCGAAGAAAGTCGTCTGAACCTTCTGCACGGCGTCAGCCAACTTCGGGTACAACTCCGCAACGGTCGGGCTGGCATCGGTGTAAGTAACCGCTTGCCCGGCCGACGAGAAGAGTTCCGCCACGAGCAGAGCATCGATCTGCGTGTGGTATGCCGACACGAGATCGGTCATCACCAACGAATCGACATTCGTGCCACGCTCGATCGCCTGACGGCTGACATTCTGCTGACCAGCAACGGTCACGACAGAAATATCGAGTTTGGTGTCGTCCATATTCGTTTCCGAAACGGCGGCACCTTCGCTCTGCGTTGCGACAGAAGAGCCAGTCGTAACCTTCGAGATCGAGATGGTCAGACCCGCATCTGGTAGCGAGTGCTTGCGCGCACGGTCGGCAAGTGGGCGACCTGCTCGTGCGAACGGTGCTGCGAGTTCGGTCAAGAACTGCGGAACGATCAGACCAGCAAAGTTGGCGCTGGTGACATCACGACGCTCGACTGCTTCTTCTCGCATATGTCGGGCGAGACGCTCTTGTGCGGAGAAGTCGTTGCTGAACTGCGCACGGAACGCATCAGCGATGAACGAGTTGTTCGACTGCGGCGAGTAAGTGCGTGGCTCGCTCTTCACGGTCGTGACGGCGGCTTCGACGCCAGCAGCCTTGCGGCTCTCGGCGGCGACGGCGGCACGCTCTTCCAGTTCCTTGTGACGGCGAATCTGCTCGTCGAGATCACGCACGACATCGAGAGTCTGTGCGATCTCAGCATCTTCTTCCTTCGTCAGTTCACGCTTCTCGTCTGCGGCGGTTGCCACGAGTGCGTCAGCCTTCGCCAACGCTGCGTCACGCTTCTCGGTGAGAGTCTTCGAGTAGGTCATCTTTGTCTCCATCGGTGAGTCGGTGTTCTTCTCAGTGAGACTTCGACAGTGATCTCTCGGCTGTGTCTCGGCTGACTTATTGCTTGTGTCGAGCGATCGCCAGTTGTGCCTTGCGGACGCTGACGCTCGTACTCGACGCATTGATGATAGGTGCGGATTCTTCGTTTCGCAACAGTCTTCCCCTGATCTCCGCTACCGTTTCTTCGTAGGCCGGGAAAGTCACGACGCTTACATCGAAGAGTTGCACTTCCCGTAGTTCTCTGACGCTTCGATCGTCCGACCACGAATCCTTTATCGTCCTGAAAGCGAAAGACATTTGGGATAGGTCGCCACGCTTCATCGCTGAGATGATTCGGGCTGCGTCGGGATTCATCGGGTCGAGATCGGCTTCGACGGCTAGACCACGCTCGTCTTCGGAGAGACGGAGAGTTCCCGACTTCGTTCGGGCTAGCGGTACACCTTCGTGGTCGATAAGTAGCCGTACATCTGCGCCGTCTTTGATCGTCTTCTGGAAGGCTCCACGCTTCACATATTCGACGAACGGCATCGGCTCGCTCGGAGAATCAAACACGGCTGCGTAACCGTAGAGAGTCGTGCCGTCCTGAGCCTGACGGAGATCGAGAGTCGTGTACGCAATACGGCGTTCGTCTCCGCCCGTAACACACCAACGGTTCTCGATTTGTTCGATCATCGCAGACATAGTACCTGAACCGTTCGAAGATTTGCGAGAGCCTGAATACTTCGGGTGACTCTCGTTGAGAAGATCGTTGTCCATCACATATCTCGGATTCTCAGGTCGTCCCGTTCGGGAAAGATAAAGGAACGCATTGACTCTCGCCATCGCCCACTGCCCACGAGTCATACCCGGCCGATGCGAAGTAGAGAACGCACCAGCACCACGGCGATATACGGAACGGAGCGCACCCATTCGAACTCTCGTCCAGTCGGGTCGATCGTCTTTATCCATCTGCTCGTTGTGTTCGGTCATCTTGTTCCGAAGAGCCGTCTCGGTTGCTTCGCTAATCTCGATGTCTCCGCTCTTATCGGCGGCGGAGCCAGAAGGATTCTCGTCGCTTCCGAAGACTTGATCTTTCGGTGGTGCTGGCGCACGGAGTTCTTCTTCGTCGAGTCGGGCAACGATTCGCTCGGCATATTCCTGCGCTCGTCGTGCGCTCGTCTTCGAAGAACCGCCACCCCAAAGCAACATCGCTACGAGTCCCGGCGTTATCTCGTCACCTTCGACCGCATCGAGATCGACGATATGACGGGCGATCCACGGTGCGATCTTTCGCCACTTCGCTTCGGAGAGCGGTTCGCCGTTAGCCATTCTTCGTGCGTCGGCAACGGTCGCTGGTACGAGTCCGTCACCTGAGAATCCTTCTTCGTGTAAGCGAAGTCCACGCTTCGCTGATTCGCCCATAAATGTCGGAGCGACGAGTGACGGCGGTTGACGCTCTTCGTAGCCGATGCCTGATTCTTCTGGCTCGTCGGTCGTCTCGTCTTCTTCGGACTCCGACTCGTCTTCTTCGGATTCCATCTCTTCTTCTTCCGACTCTTCGGTAATAATCACTTCGCCATAGTTGTAGATAACGAAGTCCCTTGCTTCTTCGAAAGATAATCCGCCGTCCATTATCGACAAGACGAGATTCATTCGATCGGCCGGGCGATCGTCGATCTGCCCTAACGGTTCAATGTCTTCGCTAAGAGATACGACGACCATCTGATCTATCGCATCTTGTTTCGACGGGTGACAACCGATAGTCGTGAACGAACCGTCTGATTCTTGTTTGACGGTCGCCCACCCAGAGCAGTCTGGCTGACTATGCGAGATTCCGAACGGCATAGTGCTAATCCACATCTGGCGTCATAATCCGCAAGTCGGCAGTACCGACTTGTGCCGTTACGACACCGTACATTCTTTGACGCAACGGAAGAAAGAATGTGTGCGGTGCGCTGTGCTTCTCCAACGGCATACCATTGCTCGTCGTCACGGTACTGTCACCGACATAAATCGTTGCGCTATTCACGATTTGCAAATAGATGTTACGGTTCTGATCGTCGCTTTCAACAATAAGAGTCGGTGTAGTCCCGACAGTAACTTGTGTCGTCTTCATCTGTTCTACCTTTCAGGCGGTACGGCATCGCTGCCGATAGTCGGAAGATCGCCGCCTGCCACGCCTGCCATCGGTGCGCCTGCGATACCGAGAACGAACTGATCGCCACCTTCATACGGTTCACGATTCTCTTGTTCTCGTGCTTCGTTCGGCGTAAGAGTTCCAGACATAATCTGAATCTGTTGCGCTCGTACACGGGTAAGAAGATCGGCTCGGAGAAACTCGTTGGCATCGAAACGAACTCGCTGAGTAAGCGGCAGCATCTCGCTAATGGCATCTTCAATGCGGCGCATAAATGGGAGAAGAGTGTGACGCACGAAGTTGATTCCAGCCGATTCGACATTCTGATAAGTCTGCGAATCTCCGCCAGTTCCGTTGATCATATGCAACGGGATTCGGTACGCCCGTGCGATATCTCGGACGATCGCTTCACGGTGTTCGAGCATCTGCATATCGGCTGCGCTCGTAGTAACCGACTTCCATCTCAGACCGCCAGTAAGAACCGCAGGCTTGCGGCGACGAGTATGTGCGTCCGCCCAAGTATCACGAAGGATTCGAGCCTGCTCTTCGGTGATCGTTGCGTCAGTTTCTAGAACGCTGCTCGGAGTAGCACCCTCACCGTAGAACTGCGCAAGGAATCTATCCATAGCGATACTCGTCCCGACCGTGTTTCGCAGCGATTCGAGCGGAGAGATTCCACGCACTTGATTCGGCATCAGTATCCAATGGATCGCTTTCATATCGTCGGAAGAGTGTTCGTAATCTCCGACTGCGTACCACATCGAACCGTCATCGGAGAGCCACGCTTTCTTTACGAGTGACGGGTGAATAACTCGCATCTCGGCCGGGAGTTCCCCTGCTCGTCGTGGTGCGTAGATGTATGCGCAGCCGTGAAGAGCGATCGACAACATAACTTGATGTACGAACTCGAACATCGTTTGATGTTGATTCGGTCGGATTAGAACGCTCGGAGTTGGTAGTCGTTCGATTCGTCCTGCCCGTGTGCGAGTTAGTTCGAGCGGCATCGCCGCTACGGAATCTGCGAGAAGACTTACTGCCGACATAATCGCCGTTGATGCGAATGCGGTCGTCTCGGTGACGATCTCACCCGAATAGTTCGGGAAGAACGGCCGGGCAGTTATCTGATACGGGTCGATGCTCGTCGGTAACGCACGGCGTTCTACGAGACGGCGGAAGATACTCACGACCTAGCACCGCCGAGACTTGCTCCGAGTAGTACGAGAAGAACTCCGCCGACGATGAGAGCGGCAGGAATCGAGAACAAACTGACGCCGATTACTAGGGAAGCAACGCCGATTAGTTCGATAACGGTGCTAAGTGCGGTGCGAGTCAGTCCCATACTTGGATAATGCTAGGCGATATCGTCGCCGTTTGTGTGCGTGTCGTCGCTCGATCGAGAGCCATCACGAGAGCAATACACGCATCTATCTTTCGTTTGCTCTTTCCTTTCGATAACCGCCAGCCCGTATCGGTCATTCGTTGAGCCGCCGAAAGAACCTGATCGGTGAAAGTCGGAGAACCGTCGTGAGCGATCTTCTTGTTTACGATCATCTCGTATGCGTTACCGCAGGCTGGAATCATTCGAACCGCAGACTGCGGAAACTCGACCATCGGTAATCCATCGTCAGACAACTGTTCTGCGCTCCGCTGGAAGTAGGCCGGGTCGTACACGAACTCTCGGACTTCGAACTCTCCGTGAAGACTTCTTAGGTGTGCTTCGACGGCGGCGACATCGACACCTTCATCTCTCGGTTGCCAGATTCTCGCACGGGTAACGATCTTCTCGTCTTGCGGTTGAGCGATAACTACGGCGATACTGTCGTGTTTCAGAGCCATATCTATTCCGACCCATATGGGTAGGTCGTTTCTTAGCGGCGAATCCGAGCGGCATTGTTCCCACGCACCAGCAGGTAGCCACGACTCTTGCGCTCGTACCCATTGATTCAGCCGCCAGCGACGGAACGCCGATTCATCGGACTGCTTCATAGCGGTTCGCATATCGTCGATATCCATTAGTTTCTCCGACAGGTTCGGATTCGCTACACGCCATTCCGATTCGTCGTCGAGTAGGCAGTCGGGCTTTGCTTCCCACCACCAGAACCCGAAACTTGGATCGGAGACTTCCCCAGCAGCGCACTGCTTCCCGTACTGATAGAGACTTCCTGCGACAGTATCTAAGTCATACCCGGCCGTGGTAATCGAGACAACGAGCGGTTCGATTCTCGCTCCCGAACCGAGCGTCATCTGATCGTAGAGATCGGGCGTACCTTGATTCCAGAGTTCGTCGAATAATACGAGCGAAGGATTCAGACCAGCCTGACCTTTGAACTCGCTCGATAGAACACGAAGGATAGAACCGAATCTCGGCATCTCGATTACATCTCGGTACACCTTGCACTCTTGGGAAAGAGTCGGACTCATCTGAACTTGCTGCTTCGCTTCGTTGAAGATGATTCGAGCCTGCTGTCGGTCGCCAGCGACGACATAGACTTCCGCTCCCGATTCGCCTGCGATCATTCCGTACACGGCGACCGCCGACAGCATCAGGGACTTTCCCTGCTTGCGTGGTAGCCCGATTAGCGCACGGCGATACCTGAGCCGAAGAGTCTCTTCGTCCCGTTCGAATAACGCACGAAGTAGCCACTTCTGCCAAGCGGTAAAGACGAGCGGTTCTCCGGCCCTGAATCCTTTGAGTACGACGAAGTGTTCGGCGGCAAAGTTTATGATCTCGTCGCCATCAGTTAGTTTCGAGATGCGTGGCGTGTAGAACGCTGGCTTCCACTTATTCGTTGGCAGCAGCCCGTTTCGCTTCGATGCGCTGTCTAATCTTTGCGAACTCATTCTGCTTGTGTTCCCCTATTCCGAGCGTGGCTCGATCGGTCGGACTGAAACCTATCTGAGAAAGAAGGCTCGTAATCTGACGGTCGATCTCTCGTAAGGCTCGACGCTCTCGCCAAGCACCCGTCTGCGTAAAGACGATCTGACGGAGAACGGTTCGCTCGTCGGTCATCTCGCAAGCCATAAGAACTAAGTCGCCGTCGAGAGCCGGGCGTAGCCACGCCGCACCGCTCGTCCAGATACGCCGCCAGAGTTCCTTTCCGTGCTGACCGAGTGGGCGATGCGGTTCGGGAATATCCGAGACCAGCGACGGGAGAGCGACGATCTCCGCCTGACTAGGCAGCCGCCTGCCACCGAGATTCCCCAGCCGTTTCTTCTGCTCGACTGGCTTCGGTCGTCGTCCCGAACCTTTACCGCCCATTTGGAAACAGGTGTCTAGGTGTGTCTGTTGGTGTCAAAGTCTTCTGGCTCTCTCTCTACGGCTCTCTCTCCGAAAACACGATAATACGCCGTTGTGTGCGTCAGGC